GCCGCCGAGTTCTACGACGCCGTGCGCAAGGCGCAGGAAGCGCCCGGAAAGTACGCCGCCGTCGTCGAGTCGCTGCGCGACCCCCAGGCGACGTACGGCTCGGTGAAGGCGTTCATGGCAAGCGTGGTGAAGCAGGGAGCCACCGACATGTTCGTTGCCGCGTGCGTTCGCCGCCTCGACGCAGAGATCCGCAAGGCCGCGAACATGTGCGTGGCGCACAACGTCTCCAAAGACCCGGCGAAACCGAGGTACGCACGCGTGCCGTCTGGCGAGACGTGCGGTTTCTGCCTCATGCTCTCCTCGTTCGGCTTCAACTACAAGACAAAGGAGGCCGCAAGCCACTCGCACCCAAAGTGCGACTGCCGCGTCGTGCCGAGCTTCGGCAAGGGATCAAAGGTCAAGGGCTACGACCCCGACGGCATGTACGACAGGTTCAACGAGTGCCTTGACGCATTGGGCGGTCGCAACGGGCTGTGGGCGGAATGGGACGCCATGCCCGACGCGGAGCGAGAGGCGTACATCAAGGCCCACGGAAACAAGGCCGGCAAGGCTTTCGACAAGTACGTGAACAAGCGCATGGTCGAGGAGATCGAACTGCGCGATCCGAAGTGGTACGCATCGGGAGAACATTCCGGCATCGAGTTTACGGACTCCGCCGTGAAAGGCGAGAAGCTAAAGCGCTGGAAGAAAGACCCCGGCGAAAGAATTACCGCCGAGAAGTTGAACGCGCTTGGCTATAAGGCGGAGTTCTGGGAAGACGAATCGCATCTGACAGCACCGAACTCCGATGGGAAGACAACGATTAGCCGAGCGGATTTATCAACGGGTATCGAAATCAAGACGATCTACGGAGCTGGGTCTGAGAACACGTTCAAGTCTCACATCAAGTCAATACCCGGCAAGAATGGCGTGAAGCTCACCGTCGTCGACGTGAGCGAGAACGAAAAGGTGACGGACGAGCAGGCGATAAAGTGGATCAGCAAGTACATGGCCCGCTATCACATCAGCGAGGTCAGGATGCTCGGGCACGATGGGAAACTCCTGCGAATAAAGAAATAGCCAGCGGCTGCATGTCTCTATAGGTGAGTCAAACAACCCGCTGGCTAACCAGATTATAACCGCAAAAAACAGCAAGGGCCACCTACAGGTGGCCTTTTTCATGCCGAATCTCACGCTCATAAGAAACTGTCGCGGACGGGCCGCACGGCCCAACTGATGACCGTTGAGCAGCCGCACGGCAGCTCAGGCGTGCCGCACGGCACGGGAAAGGACGCGACATGGCAGAAGCAAACGAACCCACGCAAGTGCCGGGAGCAGAAGGCGGAGATGGCGCCAACCAGGAGCCGCCCGTCGACTACAAGGCGCTGTACGAGGCCGAGAAGAAGCACTCGCGCGAGTGGGAGAAGAAGGCGAAGGCCAACAGAACCGCAGCAGCGGCGCTTGAGGAGGCCAACAACGCGAACAAGACCGCCGAAGACCAGATCGCCGACCTCAAGAAGAGGCTCGACGACAAGGAGAAGGAAGAGAAGCGGTCGAAGATCGCGGCCAAGGTCGCGCAGGAGAAGGGCGTGCCGGCGAGCCTGATCGTCGGCGACGACGAGGAAAGCATGTCCAAGTGGGCAGACGACATGCTCGCCGCGTTCAAAAAGCCGCCCGCGCCCAAGGTCGAGAAGCCAGGAAGCTTCCCGAAGCCGAGCGACGGCGACAAATCTGAGCTGCGCGACTTCACGCGCCAGCTCCTCGGTAACAACTAGAGACAAGTAAGGAGCCGAAATGGCTAACGACACCAGCAAGGTCAAGCTCCCGCACAAGGTAGTGACCTCCATCATCAACAAGGCAAAGGACACCTCCACCATCGCGGCGCTGTCCCCCAGCACCCCGCAGACGTTCTCCGACACCACCTACATCGTGTTCAACCCGACAACCGAGGCCGAGGTAGTTGCGGAGGGCGCGAAGAAGAGCGGTTCCGAGGTCTCCACCACGCCGATCGTCGCAAAGCGCGTGAAGGTAGTCACGACCACACGCGTCTCCGACGAGCTGCGCTGGGCCGACGAGGACAACCAGCTTGAGATCGTGACCAACATCATCGCCGACCAGACCGCCGCGATCGGCCGAGCGCTCGACTACGTGGTCTACCACGCCGTGTCCCCCAAGACGGGCACCGCGCTCGATGGCTACACCGCGCTCACCGCAGGGGCCAACGCCGTAACCGCCTCGGCATCCGCAGTCGACGACATCGACGCGCTGGCCGACGCGCTTATCGACTACGACATCAACGGTTTCGCGCTCTCCCGCAAGTTCGCCGCAGACCTCCGCAAGCTGCGCATTCCCGCCACCGGCCAGCGCCTCTACCCGGAGATCCCGCTGTCCCTCAACGTCGGCAACATCGACGGCATCCCCGCCGCGACCTCTGGCACCGTCAACGGTCGCCGCTGCAAGATCGACCCGAAGGTGGCGGGCATCATGGGCGACTTCTCCACCATCAAGTGGGGCATGGTGCGCGACATGACCTCCGAGATCATCGAGTACGGCGACCCCGACAACACCGGTCAGGACCTGAAGGGATACAACCAGGTCGCGTACCGCACCGAGGCAGTCCTTGCCTACGCGGTTCTCGACCCCAAGGCCTTCGCCGTCTTGAAGACGGCCTAGGGGGCGGTAACCATGGCGAACCTTGTGCAGAAGTTCATCGTCGAGGACGCATCAAAGGCATCCCCGATCCTCCCGCAGCACGTCTGCTTCGTGACCGCCGATGGCGAGCCTGTCGGCATCTCCAAACAGGCCGCAAACCCTGGCGCGAACCCGACCATCGCCAAGGTGGTCAAGTGCCTCGTCGACGCGGGCATGATGGCCGCGACCCCCGAGGCGTCCGAGCAGAAGGCCGGCGAGAATACCGCGAAGCCGGTTGACTCCGGCAAGGCCGAAGAGCCTGCCAGCGAGGAGTAGGCGCATGGAGCCGCTAGCGACCATCGAAGACTATAGGGCGAGGTACGGCGACCCGACTGACGAGGCACGCGCCGCGACCCTGCTCTCAGACGCGTCAGACCTGCTCATGAGCGCTTACGAATCAAACGTGGGCGACTACGAGCACGGCAAGCTAGCCGCCTTCGACCGATCTGCCGCAGCGGTGTGCTGCCTCGTGGTCAACAGGGTCTTGTCTGCGCCAGCAGCTCTGGCGGGTGCCATGCAGTACAGCCAGGGCGCAGGCGGCTACACGGCCAGCGTGTCGTACGGGTCTGCCCTCGGCGAAATGTACCTGGGAAAGACGGAGCTGAAGCGCCTCGGGCTGCTCGACCAGCGCATCGGGGCGCTCCAACCGGTTGGGAGTGATGTCGAATGGGACTCATAAGCACCGAATCGGTGACGGTCGCAACACCAGTGGTCGACTTCGATTCGCTCGGCGAGCCTATCGAGCGCGGCAGCGTGGACACCGCCATAGAGGGCGTGGTCGTGTGCCCGGGGGCCACGTCGGAACTCGACGCATCGCGCCCCGATGGCACTGAGGTCGCCTACACGCTGTGTTTCCCCAAGAGCTTCACCGCATCGCTCAAGGGGTGCCGCGTGAACGTTCGAGGCACCGAGTACCGCGTCATAGGCGACCCGCAGCGCTACGACCCGGAAAACACCCCAGGCGATTGGAACCTCACCGTGGAAGTGGGGCGCACCGATGGCTAAGTGCAAGGTGAAGTTCGAGTGGAAGGGCTGGAAGCGCGGCGGCTATGCCGAGGTTATGAACTCAGGCGCGGTGCAGGCGCTTCTTAAGAAGAAGGCAGACGCCGCAGCGGCATCGTGCAACTCGTCCTTCTCCCGGCACCCCGGCGAGGGTGCCGGCTACATAGTCCGCAAGTTCAAGGGCAAGCTCGCAAACGGCTTCGTGGTTACCACGGCGACTCCGCACGCCCATGCGAGCGAGCGCAAGCACAACCGCCTCAGATCCATGTTCGGAGGCGGTGAGTGATGGACGTGGAGCGCATGGTGGCGCAGCGGCTCATGGACGAGACCGGCATCGAGGCCGTGCTCGACGTACCAGCTGACAGGCCCAGCGAGTTCATATCGGTGTCGCAGACCGGATCTAGCCGCAGCGGCTGCATCAACCGCGTGAAGCTCGTGGCGCAGTCATGGGCGAAGACCCGCAGACGCGCTGCGGAGATCGCCGAAGCCGTGGAGCACGCAGTGCCGAGCCTCATGGACGAGGAGTGCGTGTTCGAGGCCACGTGCGAAGGCACGTACCGCTGGGACGACCCAGACAGCCGCCAGCGCCGATACCAGACCAACGTAAACGTAACCATTTGCGAATAGGAGCCGACATGGCACTTTTCAAGAAAAACGAGACCAAGAACGTCTCGTCCACCAAGGGCGTGAAGGGCGGATACATCTTCGTGGCTCCGGCCGGCACCACCCTCCGCACAGACATCAAGACCAATCTCGCCGAAGCCTTCCTCAATCTCGGCTTCATCTCCGAGGACGGCTACACCGAGTCCGAGGAAACCGACGCCAACGAGCTGAAGGATATGAATGGCGACCTCATGGACTCCGCCACGACCTCGCGCGTGGAGTCTGCGAAGCTCACGCTCGCGGAGATCAAGGCGCAAACACTCAAGGTCATGTATGGCGCCGAAAACGTGACCGACCTCGATGGCGTTATCACCGTCGAGCACAACGGCAACAAGGACGAGGCGTGGTCGATCGTGCTCGAACTCGTGCTCAAGAACGGTCGCCGCTGGCGCAAGGTCGTGCCCTTCGCCAAGTTATCCGAGCTTGACGACCTCAAGCTCGCGGTGAGCGAGATCGCCGGGCGTCAGATCACGCTCAAGTACCTGGTCGATAGCGACGGAAACACCTGCTACGACTACATCGAGTCGACCGAAACCGCCAGCGCCTAGGAGGAATGCAGATGACCGAGATCAAGTTTTCCGTCGACGGCGTTGACGGCGAGTTCGCCGCAGACCTCGACGAGTTGAAGTCCTACAAGACTGTGAAGCAGTTCGCCCGAAGCGAAACCGACCCGGCGGGGATGATGGACGCCATGGAGCGCATCTTCATGGGTCGCGACGAGGAGTACATCGAAGCGCTCGGAGGCACCTCCTACGACATGCGCCGCCTGTGCGACGCGGCATTCGAGGCTGCAAAGGCAAAAAACTAATAGGCTTCGCCAGCGACCTCGAGAACAGGCGCGGCGAAGCGATAGCAGACTTCCAGCAGTTCTACGGCATAGCCCTGCCATTGGATGGAGCGCCCGAAGACCTCGATCGGATGGCGCTTCTCTGGCAGCACCTCCCCGACAACTCGCGCCTCGCCAAGGCGCAGTACCCGCAACTCAGGTGGAGCACGACCGACTACATGCTCTGGCGTATCGAGCACCAGCTTCGGTGCATCGCCTGGGGCATGGCCGACAAGAAGGACAGGAGCGCGGAGCCTCCCGAGCCTATCAAGACGCCGGCGCAGCTCGCAGAGCTTGAGCGCCACCGCGCGAACGCGCTGGAAGCCAAGGAAGAGATAGACAAGATCCTGGGGATAGGAGGGGAAGATGGCGACTAGTGTCGGGTCGGCCTATGTGTCCTTGATGCCGTCGATGGATGGCTTCGCGAGCAAGATCGGCAAGGAGTTCGGCAGCCAGGGCAACGCCGCAGGCAAGGCCTTCGGCGACTCCATGACCGTCGGCATCGACGGCGGGGCCAAGAAGTCCTCGGGCATCCTGGCAGGGCTTGGAACCGTAGCCAAGGGCGTCGCCACTGCGGCGGTGGCCGGGTTCACAGCGCTCACAGGGGCCGTGACCGCGATTGGCGGCGCGGCCCTTTCCGCATATGCAGACTACGAACAGCTGGTTGGCGGCGTCGACACCCTGTTCGGCTCCGCGTCGCAGACGCTGCAAGGTTATGCCGCAGAGGCATACAAGACATGCGGAATGTCCGCCAACCAGTACATGACGCAGGCCACGAGCTTCGCGGCCTCGCTCGTCTCGTCGTGCAGCGGCGATGTCGCCAAGGCGGCTGACTACGCGAACATGGCCATGGGCGACATGTCGGACAACGTGAACAAGATGGGTTCCGACATGACGGACGTGCAGAACGCCTACCAAGGCTTTGCGAAGCAGAACTACACGATGTTGGACAACTTGAAGCTCGGCTACGGCGGCACGCAGGCCGAGATGAAGCGCCTTATCGCCGATGCCAACAAGCTGCGCCAGGAGCAGGGCAAGAACGCCGACCTCACGATCGACAGCTATGCCGATGTGGTCGAGGCCATCCATACCGTGCAGGAGAACATGGGCATCACCGGCACCACCGCCAAGGAGGCCGCTACCACGATCAGCGGCTCCATCGGCATGGCGAAGGCCGCGTGGGAGAACTTCATCACCGGACTCGGGCGCGACGACGTCGACTTCTCGCAGCTCACGCAGCAGCTGCTTGAGTCGATCGGCGCGGTAGCTACGAACGTGGCTCCGAGGGTTGCGCAGATCGGCAAGGGAATCGTCGAGGCGTTCCCGGTTGTGCTGTCTGGCCTTGGCCCGGTCCTTGGCCCAGTGCTCTCGGAAGCGCTCGCGACTGCTTGGAACATCGCCGTAGGAGCCTTGGCCGAGCTTGGCATACAGCTGCCGACAGTCGACGCTTCCCAGATAACGGGGGCGTTCCAAGCGATCGCCGACACTGCGGCATCCGTCGTAGGCACGTGCAAGTCCGCTTTCGGGCAGCTTGGCGAGCAGATACCGGGCATCTGGGACACCATCGTCTCGACTATTGGCGGAGCCGTGACGACGATCATCTCGGCGGTGTCGCCGTTCGTGACGTACTTCGCATCGCAGATGCTGCCCGCCATCGCGTCATTCGCATCTGGCGCAGTCGGCGCGTTCAGCGCCGTGCGGCCTGTTATAGAGCAGCTTGGCTCGACGCTGCTGAACGTCGGCCAGGCCATCCTGCCCGTGCTGCACAACGCCTTCGCGATGATCGTCCCGATCATTTCGCAGGTCATCGGCGTCGCCATGCAGCTTTTCGCTGCGGTAAGCCCGCTCGTGTCGCAGGTGGGCGCTGCGCTCATGCCGGCAATCACGTCTATCGGCACGGCGCTCGCAAACCTCGCCAACGCCGTGCTGCCGATATTGGCTAGCGGCATGCAGATAGTGCTCTCCGTGGCTCAGATGCTCATACCGGTAATCCAGACAGTGCTGTCTGTAGTTGGTTCAATCGTGTCCGTCGTGATAACGGTGGCAAGCCAGGTGATCTCGGTCGTGGTGAACGCCGCATCCGTCGTAGCCTCGGCCATTGGCCTCGTCATGTCGGTCGTGAGCGGCCTCGTGACTGCGGTTACCACGTTCATCGGCTCGATCGTATCCGTTGTCGGCGGCGGGATAGCTACCGTGGTCGCCGCCGTTTCAGGCGGTGTGAACGCGGTAGTGGCGTTCGTCGGCTCGCTGGTGTCCTCAGCGCTCTCGCTCGTGTCCGGCCTCGTCTCCTCGATCGCCGGGTACTTCTCGACCATGGTGTCTACGATGGTGAACGCGGCACAGCAGGTGTACGCGGCAGTGACGGGTGCCTTCTCGGCGCTCGTCGGCGCTGTGTCTGGCCATATCGGGAGCCTCATGAACACCATTTCCAGCATCCCCGGCCAGGTAATGGGCTTCTTCGCAGGCGCTGGGTCGTGGCTCGTCGGTTCCGGTCGCGCGTTGATCAACGGCTTCACGCAGGGCATCCAGAACGCAATCGGCGGCGCCCTTTCCGCCGTGTCCGGCGCCGTCTCGCAGATCCGCTCGTTCTTCCCGTTCTCGCCCGCAAAGCGCGGCCCATTCAGCGGCCACGGCTATACAACCTACTCGGGCAAGGCGCTCATGGAGGGATGGGCCGAGGGTATCGGCAGTGGCACTGGGGCTGTCAACTCCGCCATCACGTCGGCGCTAGCCTCCGCAAGCTCGCTTATCGGCTCGGGCATCACGGTCGCCCCGCCGGTTGCCGTTGCCGGGGCAGGTGCCGCTGGCACGACCTACAACGTCACGGTCAACGGAGGAAGCTTAAACGCAGACCAGCGGATCATGCAGGCGGTTGACGTTCTGGTCTCCGCAGCCAAGCGGTCCGCAGGGTCGGGAAGGTAGCCAATGGGAACCTATACAAGGGAGATTCAGATCGCGGGGCGCAACCGCTGGTATTGCGGCTATATCTCCGTTGACGGCGTGAGCACGGTCAACGACACCACCTCGCGCATAACAATCACCGCCGCGCTCGAAGACAAGTATGCGGCAGAGTACGGCACGCACTACGACGTGATCGTGAACGGCACCACCTACAGGTCGCGCGACGTGCTGCTCAACAACTACGGGAATTGGGCCACGCGCGACGCCGTGACCTTCACCGTGGACGTCGGGCGCGGAGCCAGCGGCTGGAACTGCTCCGTGCAGATCCACGTCTACGGCAAGACGTACAACAACTACTACGGCAGCGCCGGCGGAGATGCCTGGGCAACAGAGTACGCTTGGATTCCCCAGCGCGGGTACTCGCAACCGCATCCGCCCAAGAACCCGAAGCTGGCCCGCGTTTCCGACACATCCCACAAGATCACGTGGGACGTCGACTACACGGGCATGGACGGCGCGTACCCCTGGGCTGGCGTGTATGTAGACCGCCGCACCGACGACGGCTCATGGGTGAACATCGCCGACGTCTCGTGGGACGTGACCAACTACACCGACAACTCGACGACCGCGGGACACAAGTACGAGTACCGCCTTTGCGCCCACGGCCCGGGCGGCAACTCCACGCACGTCTCGTGCGGAACCACGTACACAACTCCGTCGGCACCTTCGCGCATCGATGCCATCAAGGCCGGCGCGTCCGAGGTGACGCTGCGCGTCTACGGGGCGTGGTGGTACGCCAGCGCATGGGATGTTCAGCGATCAGGCGACGACGGGAATACGTGGGCGGCGGTCTCGACCACCACCGAGGGCGAAGACCCCGCATGGGTAGACCTGCACGACACCTCCGCGCCTGCCGGCACGATCGTCTACCGCGTCAGGGCCAAGCGCGGTAGCCTAACGTCTTCGTGGGTCGAATCGAATTCCGTGACCACGATCACGCCGCCTCTCGCACCGAAGGTCACCGCCGACCATGTTGCGCCAACGGGGTCGGCAGCATCCTTCTCGTGGGTGCCCAACCACCCCGACGGCTCGGCGCAGTCCGCCGCGCAACTTGAGCTCGTCGGCAGCGAGACGATAACGAAGTCGTACACGACCGAGAAAAGCGCATCGGTCACACTCACGAAGGGAAGTTGGAAAGCTCGCGTTCGCACGAAGGGACTGCACGCCGATTGGGGCGCTTGGTCTGGCTATGCGGCGATAACGGTCGCCGACTACCCGCAGTGCTGGGTCGCCTCCCCCGCTACCGACGGCATGCTCGTCGATGCGGTGCCGCTCACGGTGCAAGTCACCGCAACCGACGAAACTGGCATCGCGCAGGCAACGCTCACGCTCGCAGAGGCCGGCGGCGCGACGGTCGCCACGGCAGACGTCACGAACCTGAAGCCCGTGAGTTTCGGCAGCTACGCCACCATACGCAACGGCATCGACTATCTGCTCATGCTCACGGTCAAGGGCGGCTCCGGCCTGTCCAAGACGGCCATGCGCCGCTTCAAGACGCACTGGGCGGAACCGGTCATCCCAGACGTGTCGCTGTCGTACGACGATGCGCTGGCGTGTCACGTGAAGGTGCGCAACGGCCTCTCGTCATACGAGATCGAGCAGACCACGCTCGTAGGCCCCATGGCGGTCGACGAGGTGAGCAATGAGCTTTCCATGCTAGGCACGATCACAGTCGATGGTGACGCACTGGTGCTCGGCAACGCCTCCCGCTGCTCCGCCTTCACGGTGGAGCGCGTGGCGTACGGCGGCGATGCCGTCATAGCATCTGGCGTGCTTGACTCCCAAGAGACGATCGACCGCGTGCCGCCGCTAAACACCGACTACGAGTACAAGGTCACCGGGTACGCCGACAACGGCACCTCGTCGCAGACCGTGACCGATGCCAACGTGTTCGCGCACGGGATGGCGCTTAACTTCGGCCAGGATGCATCGACCGTGCTTGTGCTCGACTACAACGGCGACTACTCGACAAGCTCTCAGCGATCCGTAGAGACATACCACTTCGCCGATGGCGGCGAGAACGGCGACCTGCCCATTTCGTACATGCTCGACGAGCTGAACAAAAAGACCTCGCTCTCATGGGAGATGAAGCGCGACGGCCACGACAGGTACATACGGATTATGGACGAGCAGTGGAGGGGATGGTGGCACGGACATGCGGGCGAACGCGCATACGGCCCCATGGACTTCGACATGTCTGTGAAGGGTGCAGGCATCTGGAAGGGTTCGGCCAACGTCACGCACAACGTCTTCGAGGAGCCGATAAATGGCTGATTGGGGAAAACCGTTCCTCACCTCGTTCCGCTTCATGCGCGTAGACCGCGCAAGCGGCAACGAGGTCGAGAGAATCACGAACATAAAGAACGGCGGGTGCATTGAGCGCAACCAGGACAAGGACTACACCACAGGGCAGGTCGATTACTCCGGGGCGCTCGATATCGGGGCAGATCTGCTGCGGGTGTACCTCGATGCCGACTTCGGTGGCGCGTCAGTCAGTGAGGCGCTGGGGACTTTCGTTGTCTCAGCGCCGAAAAGGACCAGACGCGGCGTCAACTCAACCGGCACGGCAGGCCTGTCGGGCAGGCTGTCGGAGGTTGCGGAGGACGAATTCGATGCCCCATTCACGGTGGCGGCTGGAACCGTGGTTGTCCCCTACGTCGTAAAGTTGCTCAAGGCGGCTGGCTTCGCTGACGTGATCGCCGAAGGCTCCGACTACAAGCTAGCGCAGGATTGGACGCTCGGAATCGATTCGGGCGACATGAGGCTGTCGAAGCGCCTGGCGGCGTGCAACGCGCTGCTCGACGTGGCGGGCTTCCGCGCCGTCGACGAGGACGCCTACGGAAGGCCCGTACTTCGCAGATATAGGGAGCCGCAGGACAGGCCCGTTTCCATGACCCTTCGAGAGGGCTCTGGCGCACGCTTCATCAACGAGGTAGTCGACGAGCTTGACCGCTCGGGCGTCGCCAACGTGGTGCACTGCGACTACGAAACGCAGGACGCCTTCTACCGTGGCACGGCCATCGACTCAGACCCGAGCAGCCCTTACTCCACGGTTTCGCGCGGTTGGCGCAAGACGGCCACGTACAGCTACAGCGACCTGCCCGAGGGGTCTACCGATGCCGAGAGACAGAGGAACGCCGATGTCAAGGCTAACGAGATGCTGCGAACACAGCAGAGCGCTATCCGTAGAGTCACGGTCAAGCGGACGTACGCGCCTATCGCGTGCGGCGATGCCGTGATGGTCGATTGGGCAAGCGCCGGCATCAGCGGCAAGTTCGCGGTGAGGACTGCGACTCTCACGCTCGTGGGAGGATGCCCAATCGAGATGGAGGTGAAGAGGTATGAGCGATGAACTCATGTCGGCCATGCGCCGATACGGCGCCGCGATGGCCGATGCGACCGCCAACGACCCTCCCGGCCAGCAGGCGTGCTACGGAACGGTGAATTCCGTATCCGGAGCCACCATGGCCGTATCGGTGAAGGGGGCATCCCTGAAGCTCCCGTACACCACCTCATGCTCGGGAGCCAAGGCAGGCGACCGATGCATCATCCAGGCAATCGGCCCGCACGCCATCGTGATCGGCGTGCTAGCTAAGTAAAGGAGGTGCGATGGCAGATACCAACAAAGGCGCGGCGCTGCTGCTCAACGATGCGGGCAACATCGACCGCGCCAGAACCACCGACGGCTCGATCTTCCGCATCGAGTCGACGCTATCGATGGAGGCCGCCGAAGAGGCCAAGACGGCAGCGGCGAACTGCAACACCGTGACTGAAAGCGCCGAAGCGGCAGAGAAGACGCGCGTGTCCAACGAGAACGCTCGGAAAACGGCTGAGACCGAGCGCGGCAACAACGAGACAACCCGCAAGAACAACGAGACAACCCGCAAGAACGCCGAGACAACACGTCAAGACAACGAAACTGCGCGAAAGAATGCCGAAACCACGCGCCAGAACAACGAGACGAGCCGATCGAACGCCGAGATCGAACGCAAAAAGGCCGAAAGCCAGCGCCATGACGAGCATATCGCCGACCAACAGGCATCGAGCAACGCGACCTCGGCGGCAAACGGCGCGGCATCGCGTGCTGACGCGGCGGCCAACCAGGCGTTGCAGATCGCCAACTCCGTTGCGCAAGGAAGCGCGGGCGATTCGGGCATCGCGGCGCTGCGCGAGCAGAACGCGATCCTGGCAAACATGCTCGCTGAGTCGAGCGGCAAGTTCGTGTTCATGGACGGCACGGTGTACGCGCCGTCTTCAAAGGCAACGTTCGAGGACGGAACCGTAAAACTCGGTTCCTCCTGCACGGTATCCGGCACGACCATCGTGCTCGCATAGAAAGGAAAACGAATGGCAAACGTAAACGCCGAGCGCTTTAACGTGAACGGGGTGAGCCATGAGATCATCGACTCACTGGCCCGCACCAACGCCACCACGGCGCTCAACAACACCGAGTACAACCGACAGGGCCTGATCGGCAAGTACCCGGGCCAGTCGCTCGCAACGCTTCTCGCGGGCGAGGTCTCAGGCTCCGCCACCATCTACGACGCGCTGCACAAGCGCGTGCAGGCCGCGAACTTCAGCGGCATGCGCGTGGGCGACTACATCGACGTGCCGCTCGTGAGCGCGTCAAACGTGGCGGCCCAGCAGTCCGTGCGCTTCCTGCTTGCGCACTTCGACCCGTACTACCAGTGCGGCGACAGCGCCAAGGGCCACCACATCGCGTTCATCGCGTCCGCGCCCGTCGCCGTGGCCAAGACCGTCACCGGCGTGGCCAACGACAGCTACCTGATGTGGAACACTGCGAACACCAACCAGGGCACCGCAGACGTGAAGAACCCGTACCTGAACAGCAACCTCAAGGCGTGGGAGAAGCTGTTCGAGGCGTGCCTGCCCGAGGGGCTGACCAAGTACCTGCTCACCCAGCGCGTGCTGCTTGAGGAGCGTTACAGCGCGAGCGGCGCGCTCAACGACTCCAACAGCTGGAGCTGGCAGGACATCGGCAAGGTGTGGTCGCCCTCCGAGATGGAGGTGTACGGCTGCCCGGTGTGGGGCACCAAGGGCTACAGCGTGGGCTTCGACTGCCAGTTCGACCTGTTCCGCGATACCGCGCACCGCTTGAACGGAACTCGGTGCCATTGGTGGCTGCGTTCCGTCATGGGTGGCTCCTCGTCCTACGTGTGCTACGTCAACGACGGCGGCATTGCCGACTGCAATTCGGCGACGGGCGCCTGGGTTCGCCCCCGCCCCGGCTTCCTCGTCGGCTAGCCAGCCGAGTGCTCTATACTTCTCTTTCGATGCGACCGCCTTGCGCGGTCGCATCCCTGCCCGCGCAGCGGGCCGTTTTTTTCGCCACTATTTCCGGGAGGTGCCATGAGCGGCGTCTACCAGCGAAACCGCGAGGTGTCCGAGTACAAGTTCTTCACGCAGGCCATCGCCATCCGCGTGGAGGTCAACAAGCTCATGGCCTCCTCGTCGGTCGTGCCGAAAGCCTACAGGCTGCTGAACGCAGTCCCCACGGTGGAGACCGCGCGCAGCATCGTGTACAACGTCAACCGCGCCGACTGCTTCTACCCCAACAGCTCGTTCAACGCGCTTGAGCGCAAGCGTTACCTGACGCTGGCGATAGCCGACTGCGAGCAGCTGATGCTCGACATGCAGTGCCTCATGGACATCGGCCTGCCCGTGAACGCCAACCGCTTCGAGGCGCTGGCGGGCATGGTCGAGGAGGAGATCAAACTGCTCAAGGGCGCGCGCAAGAACGTACGCGTCACCGGCAAGAAGACGACAGAGGAGCGCATAGCCGAGGCCGAGGCCGAGCTAGAGCGCCTGCGTTCGTTATAATGGGCGGCGGTCCCGCCTTGTATATCGGTACAATTGGTGGCTGCGTTCCGTCATGGGTGGCTCCTCGTCCAACGTGTGCTACGTCAACAACAACGGCAATGCCAACTACAATTCGGCGACGAACACCTGGATTCGCCCCCGCCCCGGATTCCCTTACTGCCAGACCGAGTAGGCCAGCGTGCCGAAAGCAGAGCGCGAAGAGGAAGGAAGGCGCGACCATTGGGCATGCGCCCGTAAATACGCACCCCGCGAGGGTGGCCGGACGCTGCTTGCATGGCGCGGCGCTCCGTGGCTTCGCCGCGTTTCATGGCCATACCTCAAGCGGCTGTCAGAGCCACATTGCAAGCCGTGCGGGGTGCTTTCTATGAACTCGGAGCAAAGGCGGGCCGCACGCCGGAAGCGCCGCGAGGAGAAGCGCGCCAGGGCCAAGGCCGAGCGTCTCAAGGCGTGCACCCTTGAGACGGTGGCCGACCTCAACAGCCTGTGCAAGGCTTCCAAGCAGGCCGCGCGTGGCGTCATGTGGAAGGCCTCGACGCAGCGGTACATGAAGGACTACCTGCGAAACGCCGTGAAATCGCGCCAAGACCTTTTGGAGGGCCGCGACATATGCCGGGGCTTCATCCGCTTCGACCTATGGGAGCGCGGCAAGCTGAGGCATATCAGCGCCGTGCACTTCCCCGAGCGCGTGGTGCAGAAGTCCCTGTCTCAGAACGCGCTCGTGCCCGCGATCGTGCCCACCCTCATAGCCGCCAACTCCGCGAACATCAAGGGGCGCGGCACCGACTACGCCCTTAAGCTGCTCAAGCGCCACCTGACCGACAACTGGAGGAGGCACGGCGGCGATGGCTACATACTGCTCGGCGACTTTTCCGACTACTTCGCCCGCATAGCGCACGGCCCCGTCAAGGAGCAGGTGGCTGCCGCGCTGCTCGATCCGCGAGTAATCGCCCTTGAGCATCGCCTGATTGACGCGCAGGGCGAGGTGGGCCTGGGACTGGGCAGCGAGCCGAACCAGATATGCGCGGTGGCGCACCCCAACCGCATCGACCACTACGTGGCCGAGATGCTGCGCCCCGAGGCCTACGGGCGCTACATGGACGACTTCTACCTGATCCACGAGTCCAAGGAGTACCTGCAAGTGTGCCTTCTGCTGATAGGGCGCGAGTGCGCGAAGCTCGGCATCGCGCTGAACCCGCGCAAGACTCGCGTGGTGAAGTTGACGCGCGGCTTCACGTGGCTGAAGAAGCGCATCTTCTACACCGAAACGGGCCGCATCGTCATGAAGCCGTGCCGCGACTCCATCACGCGCGAGCGACGCAAGCTGAAGAAGATGGCCCGCATGGTGGCCGAGGGGGTCATGACGCCCGAGCAGGTGCAGCAGAGCTACCAGAGCTGGCGCGGCGGCATGGCTCACTTGGACGCGCACCGCAGCGTGCTGGCCATGGACGCGCTGTACCGCAGCCTGTTCGAAAATCTCGCGGGGGGGGTTGCTCAATGCAACCAAGCCCGAGAGACGATTCGGGCGGAACGCCCTCGCCATAGCGGAAGGGCGGCAACTCAAAACGGCGGCCTAGACGGGTCGAAAACGAAATAACCAAGACAGCGAAGGCGTGCTGCGGCGCGCCTTCTTTCTTCGCGCCCGCCCAAACGGCCAGGCAATCTCACGGCGCTAATACGATGGCTGCACATTCCCCGATAAGGAAGGAGTCCGCATGGACACTGAGGAAGACATGCCGCGCCCCGACGAGCTTCGAGACGGCACCGTGGCCGAGGTCAACGCCCTGCGCGACCTGCTGTCGCAGATCGGCGACCCCGACGCGGCGCACGACGCGGGCGTTCTCGACGATGACGAGTACGTGGAGCGGAAGGCGCGAAAGCTCGCCTACACCTCCGCGCTCGCCGCCTACGCAAACGGCGAGGTGCCCGACCTCCCGGCGCTGCTCGAACAGATGCGCGAGCAGGCGTCCCAGCCGACGCAGACCGAGACCAACACGGCGAACATCGACTACCTGCTCATGACCGTGGGAGGTGACCAGTAATGGCTACGAAGAAAACCGTTGAGCATTCCAAGCACTTCGCGAAGGTCAAGAAGTACTACGACAAAGACCTTTGGAGCAAGGCGCGCGTCTACAAGGCTGTCGAGTGCAAATGGATCACCGCCGACGAGTACAAGGAAATCACCGGGGAAGAGTACGCGGAGGCCGAGTAATGGACATCGAGGCGGTAGCCCTCACGGCTTTCGTTTCAGGCCTCGTCGGCGCTATCGTCTCGGGCCTCGTGGCCGCGCTGAAGTCGCAAGGCAAGAAGGCCGTCGAGCGTTCCGAGGAAGAACGGGCCACCGACGAGGCCGTGAAGATGGGCATGCGGGCGCTTCTTTGGCGTGAGCTGAAGAACATCCACGAGCAGGCCGTCAAGCAGCACGGCCTCACGGTCGCCGACCGAAAGCGCCTCGAAGGCGTCTACGCCGCCTACCACGGGCTGGGCGGCAACGGCACGGGAACGCGCCTCTACACGGACGCGATGAACCAGCCCGTTATCGACTAGGAAGGAAACGAAATGAGCGCAATCCAAGCAGCCCTGACCGTGGTGACGGTTCTAGTGGTTCCGTACCTCGTGCAGGCAATCAAGACCAAGGCCATGAGCGGCAACGCCGCCCGATGGGTCGCAATCGCGGTTTCCGCCCTGTGCGGCGCGCTGACCGCGATGGCGAACGGCATCCCGACCGACCCCAGCGCATGGGTGACTTCCATCTTCGCCTGCGTCGGCGGCGTGCAGGTGGCCTACGCCGCCTTCAAGGCCGTGGGCGTCACGTCGAAGTGGCTCGACTCGCTTCTGGCGCTCGGCGACGTGAAGAAGGAGGGCTAGCCATGGATGACGAGACCTTGGAAGAGCTTAACGACGGAAGGGGCGACGATGACGAAGAGTAGCCTCTGCACCTACGTCAACATCACGGGCAACCGAAACAACGGGCGTTCGGGCAACCGCGTTTGCAAGATCACGCCGCACTACATGGCGGCCCATTGGACGGGCAGGCAGTGCGCCGACTATTTCGCGGCCACGGCCCGCCAGGCAAGCTCGAACTACTGCATCGGCTACGACGGCGACATCGCCATGAGCGTGGACGAGGACGACCGCGCCTGGACTTCCGCGAGCAAGTGGAACGACGACCGCGCCATCACCATCGAGTGCGCGAACAACGCAGACTCCTCGCTCACCGACGCCACGTGGGCCGCGCTCGTCAACTTGTGCGCCGACATCTGCCGCCGCTACGGCTTCCGCCTCGCATACGACGGAACGCGAAACGCCACGCTCACCGAGCATCGCATGTTCTCCTCGACCGATTGCCCCGGCGCGTGGCTGCATGCCCGCATGGGTCAGCTCGCATCCGAGGTGAACGCGATTCTCGACGGCGGCAGCGCCCCGACCGTCGCGCCATCGGTACCGGCAGAGCAGCCGAGCGACACCGGCAAGGAGGGCACAGGCTTCAACGGAACCTACCGCTGCACGGTCGATTGCTCGAACGTGCGGGACGTGCCGGCGCTTTCAGGCTCCGTGGTCGCTTCCTACGGCAAGGGCGAGACGGTCAACCTCGACGACTGGTATTGCATCGCCGACGGCTACGTGTGGGGTCGTTACACCAGCGACAGCGGTCATACGCGCTACATCGCCGTCGGCAAGCCCACGGGCGGCTACGACCCGAACGACTACCTCGTGCGCGTTGGAACCGCTCAAGTGCAGACTGGCAACTCGGCGGGCACGTACCGCATTTGCGTCGATGCCCTGAACGTGCGCTCCGGCGCGGGCACCGGCTACTCGACCGTCGCCACCTACCATCGCGGAGAGACCGTGACGCTCGACGGCACGTTCGCATCCGCCGACGGCTACGTTTGGGGCCGCTACACGGGAGGTTCCGGCTACAAGCGCTGGATCGCCGTGGAAACCGCCTCTGGCGAGAAGTACGCCGAGAGGGTGTAGGTG